AGCTCGGCGGAGGTGAAGTAGTCCCGGCCGCCGTCGGCGCCGCGCCGGATCTTCGGGTCGGGCCCCGCCTGGTAGGCGACGCCCAAAACGTAACGCTGTTCAGGCATCCAAGCCCTCCTCGGGCGGTCGGTGCGTCCGGCAAATCCCTAGCCGAGGGCGGCAAGGTACTTCAGCAGTTGACGTGTCTCGGCGGGGTCGAGGGTGGCGGACTCTTCGACGCTCTCAAGGTCCGCGAGGGTCTGACCTGATCCGTGCGGTACGGCGCCGAGGTGCACCCGCACGCCGATCGACGGATCGTCTAGGTCGACCCGGTAGTGAACGTCGGCCCACTCGCCGGGGATGACGCCTTCGCTGAAGATCTGGTAGTCGGAGCCTTCGGCCTGGGCTTTCGCTTCGGCTGCCTCCAGTTGAGCCGCGAGCGCGTCCCACCGGGCGTCTTCCTCGTCGGTCCATTTGCGGCGCATGCCTCGAAGTGGCTCTTGCAGCGCCTGGATCCGATCGACTTCGTCCCAGTTCGCGTCGTTGGCGGCCACCACCGGTAGTCCCTCGGCGAGGGCGCCGGTGATCGCCGAATGGAGTCGGGCCGTAGCGGCGGCGTCGAGTTTCGCCGTGTACCCGTCGGCGTAGACATCTCCGAGGCTCTCGTCTTCGATCTCCGCCTGCCGGGCCTCAACGGCGTCGAGTTCTGCCTGCTCGCTGGAGCTGAGGGTGCGTCGGGCGTAGCCAGTGGCCGCGGGTTCACCAATGGTGAGCTGCTGAATCTCGTCCCAGCGTTCCCCCAGGCGGTCCTGTTCGTCGCGGAGTTTCGCCCGTTCGGCGTTCACCGCCGCCGTGTCGTCGGGTTCGGCCTTCCACGGTCCGGCTTCCGAATCGCGGCTACCGAAGGCGCCGTTGCCGATGCCGATCCGCAGCGACGGGGTTCCGTCCTTCTCCGTCTCCGCGAGGCGGATGGCTCCGCCATCACCGTTGACCTTGGCGCTGGCTACCAAGTGCTCGCCCGGGTCGAGGTGGATGCGGTTAGCGAGTTTGAGCCGGTCAACTGGCTTCCGCCGTTCGCTGCGCCCATCCGACACTGCCGACTCAACGGCGTGTTCCACGGCCCCCATCACGGACCAGCGGCCGTGGTCATCCCGAACCTCGGCCGGATCGAACGCCTTTACGAGCGCGTGACCAGCCGATTTGTGCTCCGCGCCGGGCCACTGGCCAGTGACTTCCTTATGCCGGTTCGCGCAGAACCCCTTCGCCTTCTTCGAACTCATGCGCTCACTGGCCACGGCGACGCACTGGTAGAAGTCGCCCCCGGGCCCGTGCTGGCCCCAGTGGATCTGCCCGTCAGCGCCTTCCCGGTACCAGCGGATCAGGTGCCGGGCCTTGAAATCGCCAACCGCGCCCTCGTCAACCTTCTGAACCTCGTTCGACTCGCCCCGGGCTTGCTCGACGTACGGCGTGACCTTCCCGCCACCGGAGTGGGTCACCGTCCCCTTGTCGTGGTGCGGGTGGTGAACCTCGGCGCCCTCATCCGGCGGCCCCACGTAAACCCAGCCGTGGATGTAGCCTTTCGGGCCCACCTTGACCACGCGGGCAACGTCTGCTGGCTTGAACTGGCCGGGGCCGTCGTCTTGGACGAACCGCTGCGATCGATCCTCATCGTCGTCGCCACTGTTCGCCTTGGTTACGGCGAAGTCGCTGCCGGAGCTAGGCGACCATGACCGACTACCAGTTGTGGTGTCCCGCAGGCGGATGATGCGGACCGGGGCGGTGTGCTTTCCCAGGCCGATTTTGCCGTCTTCGACGCTGGCCACTTCGAAGTCGCCGGGGGCCAGCACCGCCTCTTTCTCGTAGGTGTACTTCGATCCGATGCCGGAGATATACGCCGCTGACGGCGACTCGATTTCGAACAGGTACGTCCCGAACCCGGCCGACTGTTTCGGTTCGATCGACGTCGACACCGGCTCACCGAGGCTGACCTTGTCGCCGGGGCGCAGCGACTCGGCGAACTTCGCACCCACCGACCCGGGCGCCACGCCCCGGTAGACGAGGCCGTCAACCTTCGGTGCTTCCTGCATCGCCGTGGCGAAGTTTCGGGCAGTGTCCGCCGACACCTTCCCCGTTTGGATCTTCCGAACCATGCCTTTGCCGCTGGTCCACTGCTCCACGGCTTTACGCTGGCCCGGCGTCATCTTCGACTTTGCGGCCTTGACCCCAGCGTCGAGGGTGCGGCGTTCCTCCGTCGACAGGGACCCCTGGAGTTTCCCGTTGGGGCTGGTGACCCGCTGTCGGACGGGTCGCACGTTCCGCGGCTCGAAGTGATGAGCCGTCGCGGTTGGACGGTGGGCGGCGTCGAACGAGTGCTTCGCGCCGGAGTCAAACTCGACATGGGCGTGGCTGGCATCCGAGTGGGCGACCGTGCCGTGGCCGTGATGCGGGTGGAACACTCGGGAGCCGGCGGCCTGCGGACCCACGTAGATCCACCCGTGGACGTAGCCCTTCGGCCCGACTTTGATCACGTTGGCGGGGTGCTGCTTACCCGGTGGTGTCCCGTACTGGGCAGCTGGCACACCCCGCCGGATGCGATGCGTGGGCGAGTTCCAGGTGGGTGCTGGCATCAGTCACCATCCACCGTTTCGTCGACCAGGGCGGCCATGTCCCTCAGGCCGTCGACGAGTCGCCAACCGTCGTCGTGGGACAGGTCCACCTCGTCAAGGTGATCCGGTGAGCGCCCCGGGGTTGCGACCCGGATCTCTCCGGTCGGGTACACGCCCACCACGCTGCCGTCCCGGCCCTTGACCCAGTCAATGAGACCCGTGTCCGCCTCGTGCGCGTCTTCGTAGGCCGGATCGTCCGGGTTGATGTCCAGGGCCCGCTCCACGTTGTCCGCCAGTTCGCGGGCTTCGTCCGGGTCCAGCGCGGTGAGTACCGACCAGTGGTCCTGCTGCTGGCCGGGGAACGCGAGGGTGAGGACACCGCTTTCGTGGGCGGTGACGGCCGCCCCGTCGGAGGAGATTTCCCGCCCGTCGAGAGCGGCCCCGTAGTCGTGTTCCACGGCATCCCACGTGTGACCGGGGCCGTCGTCCCACGCGGATGAATCACGCCGGTTGCCGCCCAGTGCGTCCTGGACTACGTTCTCAGCGGCGCCGAGGTGGGACCAGCGGCCGTGTCCGTCGCGTACCTCCGCCGGGTCGAAGTCCTTGCGGACCACCGGCCCGGCTGCCTCATCCTCGGGCGCTTCGCCGCTGCCCGGAGGGTGCTGCCCGGCGAGCACCGTACCCGCACCCGTGGCAGCGAGGGTTCCGGACGCAAGGAGGCCAGCGTGCCCGCGCCCTTCGCTGTTCCGCGCACGACTCGCTGCTACCTGCAGGTCCTGGGCCAAGCCCTGCAGGTAGGGACGTTGCTGCTCGGCCCGCTGGTCGGCGATCCGGCCCAGGAGTTCCGCGTACGGGCCACCGGTCGGATCGGTGTGGCCAGCCTGTCGAGCCTCGCGGGCGGCGGAGACGTTGGCACGCATCTGCTGCCGGAAGTCGGCGACAGTCCCGGGAACAGCCCGATGACGGCCGGTGGTGGGAGGTGTCGAGGTGCTCGGCGTCTCCTGTCCGGGGGTGCCCGGCTGCAGGTAGGTAATGCCGCAGCGGCAGTTCGAAACAATAATGCCCTCGGCTATGTACCAGCCCAACCCCGTCTGAAGGTTGAAAACGTGCCCCGACCACGTCCGCCGATGAACGTTGACAACATCGTCAAGCGTTACATCGAGGGGGAGCCCGCTGCCCGTCTCGCCCGCGAGGTTGGCTGTTCCACCGCGCTCATTCAGCGAGTCGTCGCCGAACAAGGCGCTCCCGTTCGCGGGTGCCACGACGAACTTCTCCGGCGCTACAGCGGTACCACCCTCGATGAGCGGCGCGCCATCACGGCCAGCGCCAACATGCGCTGGCGCGAGGTCGCTCCCGAGAGCATGCGGGAGCGCATGGGCCGCCTGAGTCCCGAGCAACGGCGCGCCATCACTGCTGCCGCCCACGCGGCTGCCCGGGGTCGTCGTCGAAGCGATGAGGAAGGGGTTCACGTAGCTGAGGCCCGCGAGCGCCTCCGGTCCCATGTCGGTACCGGTGAGGTCGAACTTGCGGACTGGCTTCGCGAACGTGGCATCGCCACGATTCCTCAGTTCACGGTAGGCCCCTACAATCTCGACCTCGCTGCTCCCGGCTCCATCGCCGTGGAAGTCCACAGGGAGCACGGACGTCCGCACCGGCGCGCCGACATTCGCAGCCGCGTCCACTACCTCCTTGATCGAGGTTGGGACTGCCTGTACGTGTGGGTCAACCGTCGAGGACTTACCGAGAGCGCCGCAGACAAGGTGGCTGCCCTCATTCAGCTCGCCGAGAGGAACCCAGCCCGCATCCGTGAGTACCGGGTGATTCGGGGTACCGGTGAGCTGACGCCCACCGGCCGTCATGATCTCGACGAGTTCGCCGACGTACCACCGCTTGTAGCCCAACTCGACATCGACTGACTGAACCAGTACGGCCGCCGGGAAGCAGTGCGGGCCGCCCCGGCATACCGTGGCCAGCTTGCCGAAACCACCCATGCCCGGCAGCCCCGGCAGGTCCCCGGGCTCGTAGACGTTCCCGTTGCGTTCGGCGCACAGGTCGCAGGCGTCCGGCTTCGCATCCCACCGGATCAGCCAGTCGTCGCCGCTGGAGAGGGTGGCCAGTGCTTGGCCTTCCTCGTACGCGGTCTGAGCAACGGTGGCGTACTGATCAAAGCGGGCGTCGAACGCGGCCCGCCACGCCTCGAACTCGTCGGACAGTTTCGCTACCACGCCACGGTCTGCCTGCCGAGTGCCGAGAGTCAGCCCCTCGCGGATCCCGTCTCGCAGTACCCGCACGGCAGCGGCCACGAACCCGCCGGTAGCAACGTCACCCGATCCGAGCCTGCCGGCGAGGCGGTCCAGCCCGTCGACAATGCGCCTTTGAGCTGGTGCGATTGCCGCCGCACGGGTAGGCGACACCCCTCCGTCAGGGGCCTGCCCTTTTGGGTCGCCGGATGCCTTTGCTACCGCCTCGCAGCACAGCGCAGGCAGGACAACGTCGATCGAGTCGAGTAACTCCGGACGCACCGCCGGATTCCCGGCCAGTTGGGTCGGGTCCCACCAGGCGATGGCTTCCACCTGATCAAAGTCGGGGTCCACCCAGGTCACCCCGCCATCATTTTTTACAAGAGCGCCATCTGGTGTTCGATCAATCTGGGACCCTTGCTGAGATTGCAGAACGGGTGCGCTACCTGGACGTTGGCATAGCTATGCTCTCCGCCGCGCGAGAGGGGCACGACGTGATCCAAGTGCCAGTTCGCTGGGTCGACTTTCTTGCGCCAGCGGTCGTAATGCGCGCGGCACCATCCAGGTTTGCGCGAAGCCACGCCACCGCAGCCCTCAACGCTGCATGTACGATTTGCCATGTCGGACCTGTCCAATCAGGTTCGGCGTCAGGCCCGGCGGTGCGCAAACACCGTCGGGCCCTTTCTACTGCAAATTCTACCGCCCCGTCCGGTCTCCCACTCGGTCATTGAGAGCGAGATCCGCCTCATGTGCAATCGTGTAAACGTACCCCTGGTAGATCCCATCGGACGACGTCCATGACCCCGTGAACTGACCGTCAGGAAACAACAGGCCCGTTTCTTCTTGCCATTCCCGCAGGGCGGCCTGTCGTGGGTCTTCGTCATTATCGAGATGCCCGCCGGGAAATTCCCACAAGCCTGCGGCGGGATCCTCGTCGTCGAGGGCCCGCTGCAGCATGAGTACGCGGCCGGTGTCGGCTGCCCGAACCGCGAGGCCAGCGACAGCGACCTCGCCCGCGGCCTTGCGTACCGCGAGTCGGCCGGCGTCGTTGAGTCGGTGCGCCTGGATCGGGTCGACGCTGCGGAACTCGAAGTCCCGCCACTGGCCTGCGCGGCGTCGCGCCTGCCGGAACCGGCGGAACGCGGACTCTTCCCGCTTGACCAATTCCTCCCGGTCCGGGTCGTGCTCTTCCTCCTCGTCGTGGCCTACGAGGTCGTAGCTGTAGATCCCGGTGTCCGCCGTGATGCCCTCAGTGGGCGCTGCGGCGGGGGCGTCCTTGGCTACGGCCCCCAGCGGCGGGGGCTTCCGGGCAGGATGGGGCGCACCGGCGGGTACGGCACTCCCGGCTGGCGCGGGTGGGCCCGGTGCTGGCGGCGGTACGATGTTCGGCTGGTCCGCGGCCGGGCCGTACGTCTCCGGGTCCACCTTGCCCGCTGCGCCGTCCAACGCGGCCAGCGGCATCGGCCCGCTCGCGGCGTTGAAGAACCGGGGCGTGGGGCGGTGTGGATCCCCGGGCAGGCCGAGCAGCTGCTCCCGACCCTCGTCCGGACTGGCCATACCGGCGCCGATGTAGATCTCCCACGCCTGCGCCAGAGCGAGGCGGTCTTCCTTCTCCTGCCCGGTGTCGAACGCGAATTCGAGCGGCAGGCCGAGGTCGCGGCCCAGGAAGTCGGTGAGGACACCTTCGGCGTAGGTGAGCAGGGGCAGATCGCCGATGCGGTGCTGTACGTCCCTCTGCGTCTCGCCGGAGCTCCGGTTGACGTTCTCGGTGAACCCCAGATCGGCGGGAGTGACGTGGTAGGCGGCGCAGCTTTTCCGCATCAGGAACAGGGAGAACTGGTCGGAGAAGTCCTTCTCGTTCGACCAGGCGATTGTGGAGCCGCCAGGAATCCAGCGGATCTGGTGCTTGTACGCCTGGTCGCCGAGCATGAACGCGTCCCAGTACTCCTGGAACTGCTCAATCTGGGTCGGGGACCACGTCTCCGGCGCCGACGCGAACGCTTCGGGGATGTTGCCCTCGGTGAAGCGTTGCAGGAAGTACGCCTGAAACCGCAGGTCAGTGTTGGCGTTGAGGAGGATCGACTCCAGCGGGGCGCGCCCGTACGGGCTGCCCGGGACCGGCCGAAACGGCTCGTAGATCAAGTCATCGCGGGTGAGCCAATTCCACGGAAGGCCCTGCACATACTGGACATACGCCTCGGTCGGCGACTGCGGGGAGTTACCCCAGTAGTCGAGCAGCGGAGCGATGCTGGTTCCGTCGACGACGCGCAGCCCGATGGCATCGCCGCGGCGGTTCCGCAGCCGGTACAGGGTGCCGGCGTCGTAGGCGAGGACGTCGTACAGCCACTTCGCCAGCCAGCTCGCGAACGGGGTCTGCCGGTCCGGCTTCTTCAACGCCTCCATGCCCACGGTGATCGCCGCGTCGGCGTCGCCCTTGAACCCGCGCGCCGGGACGAGGGACCAGTCCATGGAGCGGATCGAGTCGATCCGGTGCCAGATGCACATCTGGGCCACGTCGTACGCGTCGATCAGGCCCTTGAGGGTGTCGAACGAAACCCGCTCGTGGGTGCGGGGCCGGTTGGCGATGTTGTAACCGGTGACGAAGTCCTGGCTACGTGGGGTGCGGTTGAAGCCGTCGAACGGGCCGATCGGCTCACCCGGGCTGAACGGGCTGGCCGGCGTCATCCCGGAGGTCACTTCACCGGCAGCCATCGCCGCCGGCTCCGCGGTGCCGAACACCTTACGCAGGCTGGTGGTGAGGCGGTCGCGGACACCCATGTGGCGAACCCCCTCGGCCTTACCTGTTGTGGTGTCCCCGGTAGGCGGCGTCACGAGCCCGTTTGCGAGCGGCGACGGGGTCCTCGGCTGGCAGTGGGGCTGGCCCACTTTGCGGGACTGCCACCTGCTCTACAGCGTTGGCCTGAGCTGCGGATTCGGCTTGGCGACGGATGTAGTCGATCCATGCCTGCGCGCCGGTGCCGTCCAGCAGCATCTGCGCCAAAGCTTGGCTGGTGGCGTCTACCTGGTCGTCGTGGGCGCCGTTGGGGAAAGCGGCGGCCTCGTCGATGAGCGGTTCGGGATCGAACAAGGCGATCTCCGCGTCTGGCAGGAACACGTTCCCGGCCTCCACGACCGGAGCAACGGCGTTGGCCCGCGCGTACTTGCTCTCGGTTGGGTTGATCGCGACGATGCCGGGAATTTTCGACTTCAAGGTGTCGATGATCGCTGTTCCGTTGGCCTTGTCTTCCACGTACTTCGCCGTGGACTGCGGCCACCGCGCTACCAGCGTCTTGAACGCGGTGACGGTGTCGGTGAAGCTGAGTCGCTTGTGAACCTGGTCGACTAGGTACACGTTCGCGCCACGACGGACCCAGACCTGGCCAACCACATAGTCCGACGACTTGGTGTCCTTGAACGCCATGTCCCAGGACATGACCATCTCGTCGCATTCATCAACCCGGTAAGCGTCCGCAGCGGTCGGGTGCTGCGACCACAGCGGCACCGAATAGCGGCGCCACCACGGGCGTCGCCAAACGTTCCCCACGTCAGGTGACGGCCGCCCCTGGTAGAGGGCGTTGAAGACGCGGGAGCCAACCTCTGCGCGGATCTGCTCCCACTGCGCCACTGTCCGCCCTCGGGCGGAGGTCATCCACTCGCCGGGCTCCCGACCAAGCAGGTCCGTCTGCCCGGCCTCAGGGTCGTGATCAGCCAGGGCCGGGATGTTGATCAGCCGCCAGCGTGAACCCTCCTGCGCCAGCAGCCGCCCGGCGAGGTCATCCTCATGCCAACGCGTGAGGATCAGCACCACCGGGGCATTCGGGGCGAGACGGGTACGGGCAACGTTCGTCCACCAGTCCCACACGTTGTCCCGGTAGGTAAGGCTGTCAGCCTGCTTCCGGTCCTTGATTGGGTCGTCGAGGAACAGCACATCAACGGGGCGCCCTGTGAGTGCGCCGCCGATGCCGACGCAGTACACGCCGCCACCGTGTCCGTCGAGTTGCCACTCGTGGGCGGCCGAGGTATCCGGCCGCACCGTGAGGCCGAGCTCCGGATGCTCAGCGATGTCGTTGCGGATCGCCCTACCCCACCGGCGCGCGACACCGTGTTCATACGAGGCGACCGCGATGCGTAGCTCAGGGTTGCGGATGAGCATCCACAGCGGGGTACGGCGGCTGACGCGCTCGCTCTTACCCTCCTGGGGCGCCATGCAGATGATCAGCCGCTCGCAGTCGCCCTCAGCGACCTCGACCAGGGCGCCGTCGATGATGTCGAGGGCGTACGTCTGGACGGTCCGCGGGTCGATGGTGGAGGCCAGCACGCCCGGGGTGCGGAAATTCAGGGGCGGTGATTCGAGATCATCGGCGACCGCATCGAGGAGTGCGTCCATCGCCACCCCGTGACACTGCGTCGATCGTTTCCGAGTCAAAGCCGTCTTGGGTCGGGGATCCAGGTAAGTTTGATCTATAGCGGCTACGCAGCGTCGACCACGCGCAGGTGCCGGGCGGCGGCCTTCTTGGCTTCCTCCGCCTGCGGACCGCTCACGCCGGCCGTTGCCAGCGCCGCCTCGATAGCCCGGATCACCATCTTCTTCTGCTCAACCGTGATCACGGCCAACCGCTCGTCGATCCGAAGGCGGGCATACGAGGCCAACACCGCGTTGCACCGATCCATTGCCCGCTCGAACAACTGCACCTCGCCGCGGATCTGCTCGGCGCCCTTTTCGTCGGTGAACCGCGGGCTACGCAGGTCGTCGATCAACGAGTCCATGGTCTGCATCCACGCGACAACGCGACCGGTCAGTTCGGCGTACATCGCCAGTGGGTTGGTCACCGGCTGCGGCTGCGGCGCCACCTTCCCGAAAAGCTGCCGAGCCTCGTACTCGGCTATCGCCAGCCGCGGCTTTTTGCCGATGTGCATCCGGCACTTATCGGCACCACGGACTGCCCACGAGCCGCACGACTGCCCTGACCTCTTACTTCGGGCGGCGCACCGGACACGCTGAGACTGCATGGGGACACCACCCATCGAAGCGTCGCGAGGGGTTAGCAGGCTGCCCCGTCGAGGAACTCCTGCGCCGCGGTGTGGGCGGCGGCGTCGCACGGGTCGAGCCACTGCACCCAGTTGCCGTCAGCGTCGCGGCCGGCGTGGGGCTGGGTGTCGGTGTGGGCGCGGCGGGCGCACGTGAGTCCGCCATGGCATCCGGGGCAGGTGTGCCCGCATCCCGGGCGACCGGCTTTGACCTTGGCTTCTTCGGCGTTGAGGCGGTCCGCCGCGTCGAGGGGCGGCGCGGTCATCAGCTGGCTCCTATCCAGTAGGCGCCGTTGTTCTTCGTCGCCGTGGCCGGGTTGAAGCTGGCCGGGAAGGTGGCCTGGCCGGTGATCGCGATCGAGGGGACGTTGC